TGTTCGGAGTGCTACCACGTGAAGCCTATCAACTGCGAAATTAAGTTGGAGTGGGATAATGACACCAACGCATTCGGGCACGTTTACACTACAGGCTACACGAACACGATGTACCTTGACGGCAGATTGCTAAACGGCAAGATTACCAGCATAGCGCACGAAGAACGCAAGGGGGTAGATTCTTACCAGCGGTCGTTCTTCAGCAACGGCAGAAAGGTAGAAGAACTTGCTATCGATGCTGTTTGGCCAGCGGTTCACCAGTCGGTAGCGGTCGGGTTGATGCACCGCAATTTCTACATCAACGGGGTGCAGTACGTCAAGATTGGCGAATACGAACCTGATTACTCAGACGATGCCGAAATCGCACCTTGCACGGTTGAGGTTGCCAAACGTGACCAACGCTTTATTGTGAATCCGCTGTAATGACCGCCAAAGAAAGGCTAATAAAAAAGATAGCGCAGTCAATGGAGGATGCGCCTGATGCCTTTTTTCGGGGGGTTAAGAAGGCGCAGCGTGAAGCGTTTGCACAAATAGTTAGCGAGATAGCAACGCTGGCAACCGATGACGCTGGCAACCTTTTGGTGAGCCAAGGCAACTTCAACAAGATTCAGGCATTGGTGCAGAAGATGAAGGCCGCCTACATGAACAAAGATTATAGCAAGGCTATTCGTGATTTTGTTGGTAGCATAGATGCAACGGCCGAAGATACCGGCAAGCTAATGGGCATAATCACCAAAGAAGTATTTGTGCAAAGTGCAACGGCTGGGGCTATCTTATCCAACGCAAAGACCACGGTGTTCGATTTACTTGCAAACGCTGCGGTTAATGATTCGGTTGAATCGTTTAAGCAGATTCTAAACACCAGCATATCAACGGGCGAAAACTTTCAGCAAGTGATTCGCAATATTCGAAACAACATTGAGGGTACACCTGAATTTGCTGGCCGAATGGAGAGGTACGCAAAACAGAACGCATACGACTTTTACAGCATATCAAATGCGCAGTACATTCGGCAAGTTAGCGAAGATTACGGGTTTGAGTTTTACGAGTACATAGGTGTTGATGTAAAAAATACAAGGTCATTTTGCAGCGAACGAAACAACAAGATATTTCACAAGCGAGAAATTGAGAATTGGGCAAATATAAAATGGGAGGGGAAGCAAAGGGGCACAAACGAAACCACAATCTTCGCCTATCGGGGCGGTTACAACTGCGGCCACCAAATTATCCCAGTTGCCACCGAAGATGTGCCTGAAGATGTACTTAATCGAGCAATAGCGGCAGGCTTTTACACCCCTGAATAAAAGCAGCCTAATTGTCGGCCCTTGACATCTGTCGTAATGGTATGCCTTGGGTTGCCGATTAAGTCAAGCAATTCGTTTACATCGAATGAATCCACATCATGAACGATTAAAACACCATTTTCGGCCACCTTTTTTCGGTAGTATTGCACCAATTCTTGAATAACGCTGGGCCCGTGATAGCTATCGTGAAAAACAACATCGTATTTTTCATCGTTTTGCAGTTCTTTTTCACCTGATGTTATGCGAAAATCAATTAAATATGGGCTACAAAACGCAATGTTTGCCTTTAAATGTTCATCGCTTATGTCAATTGTTTTAACCGACATGCCAGCCATTGCCATAGCCTTTGCCCCATGCGCCTTAAAAGTACCTACTTCAAGGGCCTTGCCACCTTTGTATTGCTTGGCCACGTTGTAAATTTCGGTTATATGCATTTTGTCGGTTATCCACGTATGGGCAAAGTCCCATTTTTCAATTTGTGATTCGGGGCTGTCCCATTCAAAGTCCTTTTTACCTTCGTAAATTTGGTAATTTGCTGATGAGTGAAAGCCCAACACTTCTTCATTAGGGATATTGGTGTTGATGTCCATTACGTTCAACCGCTTGTCGGCCAGCGTTACCAAGTTTTTGAACACTTGATTTAAAACGCATTGGTCGCCCCATACGTTTTCGTACCTAAAATAGTTATTGTAGCAGAAATCAAATATCGGCTTGTGCTTGCGGTTGGCCACAAACCAACCAGCATTGAAATAGGTTGAGGGCTTTAAACGGTATTGCTGTTCAAGGCCCTTGGTATGGTCATTGTCCCGATCAAGGCAAAAGTAAACGTCTTTGAAATCGGGCAAATGATCTGCCAAATCGAAATCCCGAACTGGCCGCCAATCGCAGTCATGATACATCACCAAGTCAAGGTCAGGCCAAATATCCCAAATCTTATACTTTAGCGTCCAAACCGAATGTTTAAATTCAGCCATTCTCAAGGCATGGCCAAGATGTTCGTCGGTGATTATTCGGGTTTCAAGGCCAAGATGCTTGCGCACAAGTTCTGCCGATTTTTCAGCGTACTTAAGGTAATCGCCGATGCCAAGGGTTACTGCTACGGGTTTCATTTTGTTACTGATTGAATTGTGTTAAATATGGCAAACCATTTGCCGGGGATTGAACGCTTATAATGTTGAACTTTGGCCACGTGCTGGGCAACCGTTACCCGGCTTATGCCGATTATTTCTGCCGCTTCGGTTTGGCTTAAGCCCTTCATTGACACGAAATAGTAAGATGCGATTCGCTTAATATCTGCGTACTGCCGCCTACTTGCTTGCTTGAATTGGCTCAGTTCAACGCCATAATGGGTGCAAAGTTGCCAAATAAAGTCATCGGCAGCGGATGAAATGCGGTGATTGATAGCCTTATTGACCGCAGATTTCAGGTCGAAAAGTTCAGCAAGCGACAAGTGGCTGATGTCCATAGCGACAAAGTTACATTTATAGCGACAATTAAACGAAAGTATGGGGCGGCATTGGTAACTTTGATAAACTTTAAATTAAACACTATGAGTTATTCTTGTTTTGACAATCTGCCAGTTTACAGCGAAAACGTATGTGAGGTAAACAGGCTAACGGGCATTTCTGCCGTTGCTGTAATTGACAACGATTACACCTTTTTGGACTACACCGATGCTGCCGAGTGGACTGCTGCAATCGCTGCTGGTGATGTAGCCATTATCAAAGAGATTAAGGCCAACTATCCCGAAGCCGAAGAGGTTACTATCAGCAACCCACGGAGAGGTACACCTGACATCTTGACCAAGTTCAACCACACTTTATCGGTGATGGATGCCAACGTAGATAGCAGCAACGACAGCTTCTACGAAACTTTGAACACGATCGGCAAGTACAAATTGGCTTGGTTCTACTACGAAGAAGATGAAATCCGTGTAGTTGAGCAGCCTGTTCGTTGTATTGCAAAACCAGCCAAGGCTGACGAGAACGATGTTCAGCAGTACATTGTTACCTTCGGTTGGCAATCTGCCCCCAATGAATTCCCAGTTCTTTACAATGCGCCAGTAGGCATCTTTGAATAAGCGTTGTTTTCATGGTTATACAAAAAGGCCCTGCTTCGGTGGGGCTTTTTTGTTTTAACACCTTTTAACATTTTCGCATTGATATTCTTTGTAGGTTTGCCAAAACAATAAAACAATGGACAACCAAAATAATCAGCCGTACATCTTCCCATACGAAACTTATTCTTCTTGGTCACGCCAGCTGGCCAGAACATATACGGTTACCGAGCTTCAAAAAGAGGTGAACAAATACGAAGGGCTTTCTGAAAAATATGCAAAGCAGCATTTATCTTCAATCCAAGCAAGCACATCAATGAATAGCCAAAGTCAAAGAAAGGCTCACGCAAGAAACAACGTAACTTTTAATTACGAAAAAAAACAGGCATACAAAAACGCTATTGAATTGCATATGTATTACCCCGAAAAATGCAAAAAATCATTAAACAAATAATCACATACCCCATGCAACAACCAATTAACTACTGCGACATTATGGCCCTTGGCTTTACCGCCGAAGACGGGCACAATAGTGTGTTTGAAAAGATGCACGGCTACCCCTACACAATCTTCACGAAGATGCTGGCCCCATCGCTTATGCTGGACTGGCATCAAACTACACGGCTTTGCGAATTGCTGGTGATTGAACCCGAAAGCGGGCACATTTTTGACCGAATCCCGATTGTGGATTTAGTGCATTTGAAGGATTATGTTGATTCTTTCACCAGTCAACCCACACCTTTACAAAATGACTAAAAAGTAAAGTTATAACTGATATGGAAATTGATACAAATGCAATAACCCATAAGAATCCTGATGTATTTGAACAATACGAATACGGGGGGTTTTTTATCACAATACAAACAAATTATTTTTCTGACCCTTGGCTTGAGGCATTAGCAGTAGAGTTAAAATACAGGGAAATTGTAGACATCGACAACCATCATTATTTTTTTAATGATATTGATGATGGGGATTGCTTGGTAGAAGACCTTACTAAATTCGGGTTTAAGTGCGAATATGTTTTTGATGAAGATTTGGAAGAAGACATATTGCTTGTAGACGGGAATAACGATGTTATTTTCTTTTATGAACCACCCGAAAATTTAAGGACATCAATTGTTACAGAGGCTTTACAATCATTAGTAGATTGGATAAATCAGTACAATGGTGTTGAAAGGGGAAGGAAAAGAGATGGCTTTATAGTGCTAAAAGAGATAAAAAAATACAAGCCCCCTATGAAGTCATCACAAAAGTCAAGAGGCTACCTTCAAATGGCATGGGCTACAATGATAAAAAACAGAGATAAAAGGTGTACAAATTGTGGCAATTCAAACGATTTGCATGCACATCACATTAAGTCATTTAAAGATTATCCTGAGTTGAGATACGATGTGAATAATGGTGTAACATTATGTGGTATCTGCCACAGACATCATCATAGAAAAAAGAAAAAGTAAACAAACAACTTTACCTTTTTTAGAACCCAAATCAGCCCCAGCGATGGGGCTTTTTCTTTACCTTTAAGCCATGAAAGGCTACCTTATATTCTTATCAGGCAATTCAAGCTACGGCCAATGGGCGAAAAATATGGTGAATTCGCTGGCACATTTTTCACCTGACTTGCCCATTTCAATTGTTGGTGATATTAACCTTCTGCCCGAACGTGAACGAAAGTACATTGACAAGGTTATTTCGATTAACAATGAACACTTGAACGATGCGACCGGTAGAATTGCGCCCGGCAAATTTAAACTTCACCTTGACCTTTATTCGCCATACGATGAAACGATGTACATTGATATTGATGGGGTTGCTGTACAAGAACTGCATACCTTATGGGAGGCTTGCGCTGGCTTTGATATTGCTTCGCAAGTGGTTTCAAAGTCACCGCTAACTGCCGACAAATGGCCATGCCTTTGGTTGCCGCTGCCTGATGTGAAGGCCGAATACAACCTACCAAGCGAAGGCGAAATACCTGAAATCAATTCTTCGTTCATCTACTGGCGCAAGACCGAAAAGGCTACCCAGTTTTGGGCGCATGCGAAGGACAATTACCGTGAACATTTGGCAACGAAACATTGGGGCCATAGCTTTCCCGATGAGTTGGCTTTCAATGTGGCCTTGGCGCAAACGCAAATCAACGCTGACCTTGGCATGTTGCCTGTGCAATTCAAGGCCAAGCGGCCCGACATTGGCGAGCTTAGAAAAAGCCATTACTTTGTTGGGTGTTATGGGCAGTATAGCACCGAGGCGAGATATACCTACGATATGTACGACCGGATCGTGGCATATTGTGAGAAACAACTTTACGGCAGTTCTACGGCCAGCAAGTCGCACCATTTAATGAAAGCCAAGTTTGCCGTAAGCAAGCCGACCAAAAAGCCAGCGGCAGATGCACGCAGGATCCACTACGATGCTATTGTGCCAGCATTGACACCTGAGATGCAGTTGTTACCCTACGGCAAGGCTGCGCCAAAGCCATTCACTAACGCTTTCAATGGTTCAATTGTTCAGGGCAAATATGTTGTTAGGCTTGACAAACCAAGATTTTTTACCGACCGAAAATTGGCAGTAATGGATTGGGCAGACGGCAACCTTTCAACACCGCAGCTGCTGAAGTTCAAGACCGAAAACGGGCATGCAGAAGACCCACGATGCGTTGAATTTAACGGGCGGCCAGCCTTGGTGTTTAACGATGGCGGCAATATGTATTTTGGGTATATCGATACGCAAGAATGTTGGCAGATGAAACCCTCAGCAAGTAGGCCGAAAGACCACGATGGCCGAGAAAAGAACTGGTCACCGTTTGTTTACGATGGGCGGTTGCATGTTTTGTACGCACCGGGCCACGTTGTTGAATACGACCTTGGCGAACCGATTGCTGAGTACCAAACCGAAATACCAACCTTGACAAGGGGGCATATTAGAGGCGGCACGCAATTGGTTGAGTATGGCGGCAAACTTTACACCATATTTCACGTGCGGCAGAAGGTGAACGCTATCAATTTGTACTGGGCAGGGCTGATGGAGTTGGATGCAAAACCCCCGTTTAAGGCTTTGAGATGGTCAAGAACACCGCTTTGGAAAGCCACATTTATTGAAAACAGCCGAGATATACCCCCAGCACCCCACACTTGGTTAGCGAAGATGCTGGATTTTGTGACTTTCCCAACGCATTTAGAGATTGATGCCGATGGCAATTGCCTGATTTTGGCTGGGCATCACGACTACACCGATGCGGTGATTAGGTTGCCATTAAAAGAACTTTTGAAGCATATAGAGTAGATTGCGTATTTTTATCAAAAAACAAGCCACATGGCAGATATTTTCGCCCTAATTGACCACGCAGCAAAAGAAATTCGTAAAAAGCGCAGCATTGTTGGGATGCCCAGCAAGTACGACAAAACCTTTCAAACTGAGGCATACTACGAAAGTTTACCTGAGTTCACCGAGATATACCCGTACACAATCCGTGAACATAACGCAGTTTGTGTACATGCTGAAGCAAACCAATTTCCATACGAAATCCTGCGGTCAAAAGCACCGAACCAGCAGCCCGAAGAATGGGAATACCAAAAGGGGCTGTATGAACCAACGACCAACACCGAATGGAATCGGGCATTAAACAGAACCAAGGCGGTTGCAAACAGCCAAAACTATTCAATTGAGTGGCCAAACGATGAGCAGAAGGAGTATTTCTACGGGCTTTACCCCGAATACTATTCAATCGAAGCCTACTTTTTTGACATTGTTCGTGAACGCAAGATAAACTACCCTAACCAGTTGCTATTGGTATGCCCAGAATATCTGCCGATGAAAGTCAGCATTGATGAAGAAGGCAACGAATACGAAGTGGTGGACCAGTCGGAGTTGGTTTCACCAGTAGCCAAAATCTACGAAGAAAAGTACATTGCTGGTTACAAGGCTGGGGAGTATGCATTGCTTTGGAACGGCAAGGATGGGGATAAAATGGGCTTTAAATATGTGGATAAGCTATCTATTTACGAAGCCTATGTAAACGGCAAAGATGCCAAAGGCAACCTGACCTTTGAAGTGGTTGAAGTATTTCGGCACGGCTGGGGCTATCTGCCAGCATGGAAACTTGGCGGCAAGCCTGAGATGAAGGATGGCGAGGTGCTATATCGTTCTGCCTTTGCCGATGCAATCCCACACCTTAACACGGTTATTCGGCTGGAAAGCAACCTAATGATGTCAACATACCGTTTGGCTTTCCCGATTATCATTGCCGTTGTTGATAGGTGCGATGCCGCTGGCTGCGATGGCGGTCAGGTTTGGAACAACGAATCAAACGGATATTCTGCCTGCGGCAAATGTAACGGGACCGGCAAGAATCTAAACCACAGCCCAACGGGGATATACGAAGTAGCGGCCACAACCCGAATGGGCGAAACCAATCAACTGGCAATGTCACCGCCCGTTCAATTTGCTGCGCCACCAAGTGAAATTCTAAAGTACACCAGCGACCAAATCGAAGCACGTAGGCGGTCGGCTTTTGGTATGTTTTTTGAACCCGAACAAGCCAATTCAGCAACGGCAACAGGCAAGCAAATTGAGAAGGAGGAATGGCAGACCTTCATGGTGCAGTTTGCCCGTGAGTTATTTGCGTTAATGGACATGGCAATCGAGGCAATCGGCTGGATGCGTTATGGTGCTGCCTTTGAAAAGCCAAGCATCCAAGTACCGACTTCGTTTAACTTTAGAAGCTACGAGGACATTACCAGCGAAATAGGCACGGCCAAAGACCAGTCACTACCGGACAGCGCAGTCGCATCTTTGCTTTACCAATATGTCGGCACGAGGTTCAACGCTTCGCCAAAGGTTGAGCGAATGATTAAGCTGCAAATCAAACTTGACAGGCTTTGGTCAAAAGATGACCTGACAGTTAGGGGTATGTTGGGCAGCACAGCAACCGAGGCCGAGGTCATTCTGCATAATAGCTTTGTAACTATCTTGAATCAGGCATACGATGAGAACGAGAATTTTGATGAACTTGAAACAGCGCAGCAGCGTGAAATCGTTCTTGGTATTGCGACTTCAATTGCCGAGCCGTTTATGCCTAAACAAATTGACGGACAGGCTATGTTAGGAGGTACAGAACTGAGCAAAACCGTAGGCGGACTGACTGGCTTCATCGAAATCGCCAAGGCGGTTGCGTCCGGTGTTTACGATTTGGAGGCGGCCATTTCGTTCGTGACAAGAATGTACGGCATTAGCGAAGAACAAGCAAGACGTGAACTTGGTACACCACAGTTGCCTAATTCAGATGAAGGTCTTAACTTAGCGTAATAAACGCTAAAATATGACGCAAATTCGAGAAAGCTACACCTTCATCCGTGTGGCGAAACACCAAGCCGAAAGGACGCATAATCCCGGCAAACCAGCCAACTTTGGCAGAAAACTTGAAGTCCCAAAACGGGCATGGCCAAAGATAGCCGAAATGAAAGCCAAATTCGGCGCATTGGGTTATATGCTTGTTGAGGATTGGGAAGCCAAGAACTTCAACGGGTACAACATTGACCGCAAGTTTATCGACCAAGCCGAACAGCAAACCCAACTACTGACTTCGCTTGAAAACAGGCTAACCGATGCTGAACGCAAAGAGGCCGAACTTCAGGCGAGAATTGCCGAACTGCAAGCGCAGTTAGAAGGTAGCAAAAAATCACGTAACCAAAAATCAACAAGCAATGGAAATCAATAAGGAAATCTTTGAAAAACTGACTGGCATTCAAATTGCCGAAGATGCGAATGAGGACACGATCAGGACTGCCCTTGGCGAACGCTTTATCGACCGTGAAACCCACCTAAAAGAAATCAACGCCACCTTTGGCAAAGCACGGGGCACAGCCGAAAACAAGCTAAAGGCATTGATTGGTGATGAAGGCAAAGGCAAATCCTTCGATGAATTGGTAGAACTTGTGCCAGCCAAGATGCAAAGCTTAAACGAACAATTGGCCGCAGCTATTGAGGCTGGCAAGTCGCAGCCCGATATTGAGCAAATCAAAAAAGAACGTGACCAACTTCGGGAAATGACCGAGGCGGCAAAGGCTAAAGAGGCCGAGTTGCTTGCGGCTGTTGAAAATGCCAAGTCGGATGCTGTTAAGCAACTTGAAAAGGCTCAGACCGAGGCCGAGGTTACACGCTTATTCGATGCCAGCAACTGGGTTGATGACGCTGATGCCATTGTTAAACAAGGTGTATGGCTGACGCAAATCCAAGGCAAGTACGATTTTCGCAAGGAGAACGGCAAGCTACTGGTGTACGACATGGATGGCAACATCGTAACAGGCGGCACAACTTCGCAATTGACTGCCGAACAATTGTTTGAAAAGACCTTGAAGGACACCAAGCGTTACAAGCTGAACAACGGCGGCCAAGGTGCAAACGGCAAGCAGAACACGACCACAACGGTTAACGGCAAAGAAATGAACCCGGCGGTTGCCGCAGCCAAGGAGGCATGGCTGGCAAAGGCAAGGGCCCAAGGCATCAAAATCTAAGCGGCCTGAAATTATCAAACAGCCCTACTTCGGTGGGGCTTTTTTGTTTTAACACCTTTTAACACCTTCGTATTGAAATAGTTTGTAAGTTTGCCTTAACAATTTTTTTTAAAACAACGATATGAAAGAAGAAATTTATAAAATATGCACACAGCTAAATGATGGACAAATATCTGTAACACAAGCACAAGAGCAGTTATTGCTTTTATTTAGTGTTAGCAAACGTTATCTTCTCGAATCTATTTTAGAAGATTGTAAAAGTAGCTTTTCTGAATATCATTATGAAATAGTAGAAAGCTATCTTGATGATGGATGCTAACTAATGTATAGGCGCAACAGCCCTACTTCGGTGGGGCTTTTTTATGCCCGTTCGGGTGCAAACCAAACCAATAGATGCGAAACAATCACCGATAGGGTATATTTCGCCAAAGGTCAATTATTCTTTACCTTTTGGCGAATTATCTCACCATTGGTGAGGGGCTTAAAATTGCCAGTAAGCGTAAATAGTGGCAAAAGTTGTAGATTTGATTAAAAGATTCTGCCATGCACGACAACATGAAAATTACAATTAGAAGCTACGATATTGAAGTATCGACAGAACTGCCAAACGATGCTGGCATTGAGGACATTATTCAGTCATTACGGGGTATGCTGTTGACCGCAGGCTTTCACATCAACACGATTAACAGTTTTATTGATATTGAGGGCAATATAACCCCTACTTCTTAGCCGATTTATTCGGCAACTTCATGCCCTTTGGGGTTTTCTTTTCGAATTCAGCAGCCAATTTTGGGTTGGTGGCGTACAAGAATTTTCGCTGGGCTTCACTTTTGAACGGCATGGCGGTAGTTTTACCCCATTATAGCGTTTTTCGGGCAATCCGCAGCAACTTATCTTCGTTAATATCGTAGGCGGTTGCCGCTTCGGTGGCTGCTTGGTACCGATTCATACCGTGCCGCCGCAGTTCATCATACATTTCAACGGCAAATTCGATGCGTTTGCTGTATGAGGCTTTGATGCTGTTGTGATGCCCCCTTGGTGCGCATTGATAGTTGCTGGTTGGTTCGCCGTCTGGGCAATTTCTACCCCCGTATTGTTCAAAAAACGTGATGACGGGCTTGCTGGGTTGTTGTATTTCATTCTCCATAACGCAAAATTGTGAAAAAAAACAATGCATTTGATACATTGTTGGTAAATTTGTGTTAGTCGGCTGCGCTGCCGAGCCAAAATGGCGCAAAAGTCGGGCAAAGTTACCCCCGAAAAAGTAGGTAACACAAACAAATTGACAATTAAAAACAAATACAATGTCAGCATTATCTTCATTTATAGCTTGCCCAAATGTGCAGCTATCCCTTTTCGACTCCTTCGGGGTTGACAATTTGAAGGCAGAGGCTTTGCCCTTGCTTTCTTTTATCTTATCTGCGCCAAACCGGTCGGACGTTATCCAAAACCAGCTTAACTTTCGTGACCACGGTCGCAAAACAGTTGAGGTAGTTTACGGCCAGCGTTTCTTGGAATCTATGGTTCAGGACGGCGGTCGTGTAACTTGCGGAACTTGGTCTAACGATGGCGAAACTTCGGTTTTGTATTCGCTTACCCCTTCTGACGGTTACCACGTTGGTTTCAAACTAACTGCTTCTGAGTTAGAAGAACGCTGCGAGGCCGACACCAACTACATCGCAAAAGAGGTGTTCAAAATGATGGACGTTTTGGCCCGTAAAGTTGCAACCAATGCAGCCATCCAAATCATCGCCAACAGCGGTAACTTCGCTTCTGACGTTGATAATGGAAACCCAGCTGGAACTTCATTGTTCAAAAACGCTGATACGGTTTTGACTGCTGGCGGTCCCAACTATGACGCTACCGAAGTAATTGCTTTCGAGAACATGGCTAACGAATTCAACGGAATGCCTTACGTTTTCGGCGGTGAAACTTGGTGGAAGTACATCAAAGCGTTGAACGCTGCTGCGCCCCCTGCATTTACTGATGGAGGTTTGTCAACTGGTCTTTATGCCCAGCAAGCTGGCATCACCTACGGTTACGACCGCAGAATCCAGCTGAATGACACAGCCCCAACTGCTGCTTACAGCATCATCCCCGGAGCCGTTCAAATGATTTCGTTCAACGAATTCAAAGGTATTTTGGAGATGAACGACAGCACGCTTGTTCAGGGAACGCTTCAGCATCCTGATCCGAACTTGCCATTGACTTTCGACTACCGTGCCGAGTACACTTGCAACGGTGCAGACCAAAAGGTGTGGAACTTTGAAGTTGCGTTAAACCACGACTTCATTTTCTTACCTGCTGACATGTACCAAGCAGGAGACCGCTTGGAAGGTGTTAACGGCATCTTGAAATTCGTAGGAGTTTAATCTGCCTGCAATTCACAAATAACGGGGGGAGCAATCCCCCCTTATTTTTAACCTATGAAAAAATACAAGCCAAAACCAAAACCGACATCACGGCCCGGAGGGTGTAACTGTGGTGGTCGATAATTTTTCATTATGCCAACTACCTGTCTAACCGATTTGATATTCGTGCCCGATGGATGCACGTCAACGCCAAGTAACAAGGTGTCATTGGCAACGCTGCCAGGCTTTGACTTATACCAAGCCGACTACGTAAGCGATGCCCAGCAATCCAGTGGCTACGATGTAATGACCGCCGCCGTTGAACGTGCCGGGGATAAGATTGTCAGCGATTTTCGTTCTTTTATGGACATCAAAGGTCGGTTCAATTCGGTGGTTGACAAAGGCACAATCGGATTTTTCGATGAGAATAAGGTAAACGATGCCGCCAAGGTTGGTAAATATGCTGGGGTTGAGATATTGGTTAGCGATTACCCATATCTTAAATTAAACCTAAACAGCGTTTCGATATTCTTCGCTGGGGCGGTTACCGACAACATCTACATTATCGACATTATTCAGGGCACGATTATCGATACCATACCATTCACTTCAGTTGCTGGGCAGATTACCGAGGTTCTGATAAATAAAAGCTACCCTACAAACGGCCAAGATTTACATTTGATGGTTGCCGTTGACGCTGGCTTATCTGCCGCCTTCGACACTTGGATAAACCCAACCGCCTGTGCAAGCTGCACCAAAGGGCGGCGGTCAAGATTCAGCGACTTGTTGTTTACCCGTGCGGTTGAAACAAGCAAAACGGGTTCTTTGACTGACACAAATTTGGTGGGGATTGGTTACACGCACGGAGTTAGCCTTAACTATTCTATCGAATGCGATGACAATACTTGGCTTTGCCAATTTTCAAATCGGCTTCGCAGGGCAATGCTATACGCTTCGGGGGTTGAATTGATGGATGAAATCTTGTTCAGCGACAGGCTAAACAACGTAACCACGATTAACAAAGAAGACGCTAACGAAAAGCGCAGCCTTTACGTTCAGTATTACAACAGCGAAATGCAGACCTTGTTGGCTAATTTGCGGTTGCCGAATGATAGGTGTTACACCTGTACCCCAATGGTCGTGAACCGAGTAAATATCCCTTAAAATGAAATCTACCTTTGCATATATTTCGGCATCAATACTTGCATTTTTTGCACCAGTTGCTGGCATCATGATAGCAGTTGGGGCATTCATTACCCTTGACACCTTGCTTGGGGTTATGGCCGCCCAGAAATCGGGCGAGAAAATCGAAAGCAAGAAACTGAGCAAGGTAGTTTGGAAGATGGTGATGTACCAATCGGTGGTCCTGACCTTCTTCGTGATGGACGTTTTCATTGTAGGCGACCTTCTTGGCCAGTTCGTGAATACATCTTTTGTGCTGACCAAAGCGGTAGGCGTTGCGTTAATCGGTATTGAGTTTAAGAGCATAGATGAGAATATCGAAAAAATGACAGGCACAACGCTTTTAAAGCGGTTATACGACATCATTCGCAAGGGCAAGGGCATTGTATCGAAAATCAAAGAATAAGCCCTTAGAAACGAATTAATACTTTATTTGTTACAACAGCCCCACATCGGGGCTTTTTTGTTTTAACACTTTTTAACACTTGTTGTTGATTTCGTGTTGAAATAACTATTAGGTTTGCAGAACAAAATAACACATCCCATGAAAATAACCTTAATCGAATCGCCGCTTGTTGGCGGCAGCAAAATTCAAATTATCGGCAAGCCCGACAAAGGTCGCCCGATACTATTTGCCACCTTCAGGTCGCAGCCACCTTTAGTGCCAAGCGAAATGGTCATGCGGCAAGCAAACATCGTTCTTTCTAATTTAATCACTTTTTACAAACAACACCCATGACATTCAAAGAGCTTTTAATCAAATTAAACGCTTGCGAAGAAGCAAGAGAATGGGCAGGAGATATGCCTATCGAAGAAATAGTTTCAACTTGCCGCCGAGGCGATTGGTTGCTTTGGCTTGCCGAAAAAGTTGATGTAGATTTACGCCTTCGCACGTTGGCGAAAGGGCATTGTGCAAACACAGTTAGGCACTTAATGACAGACGAGCGAAGCATAAAAGCTGTTGATGTGGCTATTGCGTTTGGTGAAGGTAAGGCTACACGTGAAGAGTTAGATGCTGCTGCTTATGCTGCTTATGCTGCTGCTGCTGCTGCTGCTGCTGCTGCTTATGCTGCTTATGCTGCTGTTGCTGCTGCTGCTGATGCTGCTTATGCTGCTGTTGCTGCTTCTGCTGTTGCTGCTGCTGCTGATGCTGCTTATGCTGCTGCTGCTGCTTATGCTGCTTATGATGCTGTTGCCGCCAACCGCCAACAAACCGTCGACATTTTCCGAGAGTATATCGGCGAAGCTTTAATCGAAAAAGTAAATCAATTACTAACCAAGTAAAACAAAACCCATGAAAACAACCCCAATCTTTGAAGCCTTAACGGCAATCATGTCGGACTGCGGTGCAATCGGCAAAAACAAGAAAAACCAGCAACAAGGCTACAACTTTAGAGGTATTGATGACCTTTACAATGCAATTCACCCATTGTTCGCAAAGCACGGTGTGTTCATCACCAGCGAAGTAATGGGGCGGCATCGTGAAGAACGCACAACAGCCAAAGGCGGTGTTTTGATTTACACCATTTTGACCGTGAAATTTACCTTCTACGCATCGGACGGCAGCTTTGTGTCCAGCGTTACCGAAGGCGAGGCAATGGATAGCGCAGACAAATCAACAAACAAAGCCATGAGTGCAGCGTTAAAATACTGCCTGATGCAGATGCTGTTGATACCTACCGAAGAACTAAAGGATGCAGATGCCAATACTTATGAGGTTGCGGCCAAACCAGTAGTGATTGATTTTCTAACCTTGCCCGATCCGCAGCAAGAACTGGTAAATACGCTATTCGACATTAGCCAGCAACTGCCTGACGTTAGCAAAGAAAAGGCCAACCCGTTTAACGATGCCGATTGCATCAATGTAAAATCTTGGGCGAAAGATGAGGCAACAGTGAAAAAAGCAATTGACATTTACACCAAACAATTAAAGTGATGCAAGATTTCAAAATCAGATGTAGTGCCATTGGTCAAATTATGGCCAATGGCAGGGGGAAAGACACGGCCGGGGCAACGTGCTATTCATATTTGCAAGATTGGATTGTCGAGCAGATATACGGGGTGCGCAAGCAGATTGACAGCCGACCAATGGAAAAGGGCCGACTGGTCGAAGATGAAGCCATTGAATTCGCCGGGCAGCACCTTAACTGGTTTATGCCTGAGAAGAACGAAACCTTTTTTGAGAATGAGTTTATAACCGGCACACCTGACGTTATTCACGGCAACACCGTTGTTGATATTAAATGCCCTTGGGATGTTTTCACTTTCCCAATGTGGGAACGCAACCCACCGAAAGGATATTGGTATCAATTGCAGGGCTACATGCACCTGTTGGGGCTTAAAAGGGCCCAGTTGGTTTACGTGCTAATGCCAACACCTGAAGAACTTGGCGGCATTCAGTTAGACCTGAGCAATATCCCAGCCAAATATCGGTTGAAGGTGTTTGACATTTACTATGATGAAGCCACCATAAATGCCATCTATGAACGGGTACAAATGTGCCGCAACATTATCGAAGTTGAACTTTTACCACAATTACAATGACAGAACGACAATTTGAACGCTATCTTTTGAAACAGGACAACGATAGCTTACTGAAGATTCGCACCGAAATCGACCGCATAATCAACAGCAGAAACGATGAATTCTTTAAGATGCATCTAAAAACCGAACACCAACGCTACGTCATAAAAGCCGCTGCCGATTACTGGGGGTTACCTTATGAGGCCGCATACAGCAAACGCAGATTCAGGGAGGTTAAACACTTCAAGCATGCCATGAGGTTTGCGATGCGCTGCGCTACATCAATGAGCCTGCAAGACATCGGCAAGATGCTGAACTGCGAGCATGCAACGGTTATGCACAGCATAAAGTTTGTGCAAGATTCTATACTGGCCGACCCACAATACTACATGCGCTGCATCGAATTTTGCGAGCATATAAAAATGGTCATGCAAGAATTGGAATTGAACAAAAATACACCTATCTTCACATCAATAAATTACAATTAACACACACAAACCATGAGAAAAGAACAATTAGAACAACTCGGCTTTGAGCAAATCAAGGACGGCAGTTGGGCCCAAATGATTCGGCCAACGTATTTAGATGTACCGATTATTGTACGTTCTTACCCCGACAAAGAAACGGCAACCGCTTCGATTGCCATTACCCAAAACGGGCAGAAGGGCGAACTGATTATTGGCACGTGCGCCAACCGGGCTGCCGACCTTAAGCATCTGCTATCTTGGCTGTCGATGGACGGGAAGGAAATCGGCCAGCACATCGTGTCAAAAGCAATTCAACGTAAGAAACTAATCAAAACCAAATAAACCATGT